AAGCCTCCGCTGTCGCGAAGTTCAGCGTGTCCCAGTCGGTATGGTCATTCAATCCCGACCAGCGAAATTTGCCAGACGCCGTAGGATCATCAACAATGAACCGACCGGCCAGGAAACAAATCGATCGCGCACCGTCAGGGAAATTGCTTACCCCGGCCACCTCCATCGAGCCGGTGCCCATGAGATAGCCGGTAACGCCGTCAACTGCAACCGTGGCCGTGCCGTTGTTGGCGAACTGCACCACGCCGCTGCTGGTCTCGAAAAATCCCTCATCGCTGGTGCCAAAGCGCCCCGGATACGATGCCAGACACGAATGCGAACCCTGCGCCGCATAGACAACCTCGACACCAGTTGTCAGGGTGCGCGTCACAATCATCCCGCGCATCGGGCCGCCAGGAAACGCGCTTACGCTGTTGGGATCGTTGAACCCCTTCAACAGACCCGGCCGCGAGTAGAACGCCTTGGGCGTCTTATCGGGATCAGGGAACGGTTCAGCGTACAAATTTACACGCCGCTGTGCCGTGACGTTGCTTGACTTGCCGAGCGTGCCCGATCCGAACAGGGGCACTACCTTTTTCACGTATCGCCCAGAATCCGAATGTAGCCGGGCACGTAGCGGCCCGACCCCGGCAGGCCTGTGTTCATGACCTCGGGCACGTAGTTCGTGGCCTGCAATCGCTGCCGCGCCGCAGACGCTGACCGCACGAGCGTCTGCGATGGCGTCTTATTGAACGACGACGCACAATCGACCGCCAGCGCGTCGCAAATCATGCCTTCGTACCCTTCCGGCAGCGCCCACACGGAATCGAGCGTAAGCGTGGCCGTCAGCGGTTCACGCACGCTGACATGGGCCACGTATGCAGCCGATGGCGTCGGGTAGAAGTAGAACGTGCCATTCGGATACGCTGCGTTGTAGTAGTACCCCGCCGGCAGTCCCGCAGCGGCTTTGTACGACTGCGCGTTGTATTCGGCCTCCGTCCACGGATCGCAGGGGTAGTCGATCCCATCGAGCCGCAGGAACAGGTTGTCGATTGTCGTCGGGCGCCCGGTAGACAGCAGCGTTGTCGAATAGCTCGCGGTTCCGTTCGCCAGCGTCATCGTGCCGGGTGTCGTGGCGTACACCAGCAGCGTGTCATTCGCCCACGAGCCGATCAGCCGCTGCAGCCGGCGCAGGCACATTTCCGCGTCCGACGGCTCCAAACTCTCGCCATTGCCGAGCGCGCCCACTGCGAACAGCGCGTCGCTAATCAGATCGCGGACGGTGGACATTACTTGCGAATGAGCCGGAACGCTACGTCGAAGCCAACCGTGCCTACCGACGCTACCGCGCCTTGCACCACGCGCAGGCCCGAGCCGACGCTCACCATCAACCCCGGCATGTCGGCCACACCCATCTTCACCATGTCCACCGCCGGAATGTGGCTAGACGATGCGGTTTCTTCGGAGAATATCGAGCGCCACGAAATCACCGCGCCCGCCGTCGCGCCACCAGAAGGTGTCAGCCGCGCCGTAATCAGCGCCGGACACATCCCGCCCGCCATGCCGTTGATGGTCATGGCCGTAGTAGACACACCGCCATACGTGGCCGCCGTACCTCCGGTGCCGACCGCACTCGTGCGGGTCAGCAGCAGGTCGATGGACACCAGCCCCGTGACCGCGACGGCGCCAGAGTACACCGGCAGCACGCCAAGGATTTCCAGGTCCGAGCCGCTCCCGCTGGCATTGAACAGGTCGAAATAGACCAGATCGGCGCCTACGGATTGCTTCGGGACAAACAGACGAAAGACGCTCATTGCGGACCCTTCCTTTCGGGATCGGCACTGCCACCCGGACACCCGAGCAAATAACGGTGATAATTCCCGCGATACACCTTGTCTTTGTGGTTGTGATCCAAGTCCAGATCAGGCACCAGCCAAATCGGCCCGCACTTGTCCTTCCAACGGCGGGCGAAGGAATAGTCCTCGCCCCACCAAATGCGCTCGTGTACGCCGTGATTGAACAGATCGACGGACAAGTGATACAGCGGCCCGTAGCACAATGCCGGATACGCTTCCATGAAGCGGTCTATCGCTTCCTTCGTCACCTTCAAGAAGCCCGCCGGCACCAGCTTGGCGCTAATCGCCCCGTCGCTCTCGCGCACCACAGGCGTATGATCCGGGCGCGTTTCAATCGTGCCCATGTAATCCTCGTGGTCGAGTTTCATGCGGTACGTACCCGCGACCACGTCGCCCTCGGTCTCAATCAACGTCAGCATGTCCGCAGGCTTCCACGACATATCGTAGTCAATGAACACGATAATGTCGGCCTTGGCATCCAGCGCCGACCGCAACATCTGCGCCCGCGCACCCGAGATATACGGGCAGTCCAAAATCTGCACCAACCCATGCGAGTAGCCCGCCGCCTCGATCAACGGGACCGAAGCCACCAACGAGTCCAGGCACGCCTGATATGGCCTGCCCACTACGGGAATGCAGAAAACAACCTTCTTTTCCCCGCTGCCGGTCATTGCCACCGGTCCCAACGTCGCCAACTCATTCAACGCTTAATCCCTATCCCCATGAGGTTGTATCCGCCTTGCCTCTCCGTGCGGACCTCGAATCCGGCTGCACGCATCGCCGCATCTAACGTCGCAGCCACAAAGCCGCAGTGGTGAGCCATGTACGGCTGCGTAGGAATCAGCGCCGCATCCCCGTAGTACAGGTGCAGCCCCGTGACCTCGCAGCCATTCGGCGCCACGCCTAAAGGCTCATCCGTGGCCGCTACGCCCTCCAAATCGGGCACGACCACCAACACCACTCCGCCCGGCCGTAGAACGCGCCAGAACTCGCCCAGCGCCTTCGGCACGTCATGCGGATACAGGTGTTCGAGCGCATGGCAGCAGAACACGGTGTCGAACGGGCCTATGTCGCCCATGTCCGTCATGCTCGCTACCACATCGGGCTTCGTCGCCGGATCAATGTCCAACCGCGTAACGGTATAGCCCGATGCTTCCCACTGGCCCGCAGCATCGCCACCACTGCCAGCCATCAAAAGGGTGCGCGGCCCCGTTGCCAGAGCCGCGAGTGCTTCTATTACGCCGATCCCTTCCAAAAGCCGGCGCCAACCAGCGTGTCGGTCACCTCCAGAATCCACGCGGTAAGGCTGGCGGCAATCGTCACGTTCGACGACACCGACAGCACCGACGTAGCTTGGAAAGCATTGGCACGTTGCACAACCGGGACAGCGCCGTAGAACCCGACCTTGTCCGTGGCCGCGCCGCCGATCTGGCACCCATCCGGGCTGCCGTAGTCCAACCGCTCATATGTTGCCATTGCAGTTTCCTTTCACTCTATGTGTCGCCAGATACGACGCTTTCTAACGTCGCAAATGGTCGTGGGGGTTACTCCGTACTTAGCAGCTAACTCAGTTCCGGGCGCATCAGACTCGCGGATAAAACGCACTGCCTCAGCGGAAAGCTTTGACATTCCATGCGGCTCCCCTCGGACCACACCAGGACGTGCGCGACCTTTCGCCCACATATCCTTCATGTTGTCCGACTGCGAACCCAAAAACAGGTGCGCAGGATTGATACAAATCGGGTTATCACACTTGTGCAAAACACTCACACCAACAGGAATCTCCCCAACAAACAACCGCCAAGCCGAGCGGTGCGCTGGTTCGCTTCTGTTGCCGGTAGTGAACTGCCCATGCCAGCCTTGTTTAGGCCTTGACCCAATGAACGGCCAGCATTCATCAGGCCCCCGCTTGTCGCATCGCAGCAGCAGGCGCATCGCCTCCGATACGCCGTGGTACTGCGTCTGCAACTTAACCAACGGCTTACCAGCGCGTTGCTGCTGGTAGTGCGCGGGGCACAGCCCTTTGCAAAAAGCGGCCTTCCCGCAATCTGTGAATCCGCAAATCTTCGACATTCGCGCCTCCGCTAGAAAAAGCTATTCTAACAGAGGCGCGATATGGTTTCAACATCGCCGCATGCGCCCTTCTACAGCTAAATCAGTTAGTTGCTGAGCCTGCTGGCCCAGTACGGGCGTATGGTCTTAAACCCCCATAAAATATCTATTCTCATGAGGAGTTCGTCGTTGCGAATGTCGCCGTCCTGCCAGACGCGCAGCGCGATCCCGTCCTGCTGAATGCGCGAGCACTTGTCGGCGCCGCCCATCAACGGCAAGTCAGCGGTAACGAACGTGAAGGCATCCTTGTGATACATCAGGTTTTGCCGATACGCCGTCGAAGCCGAGCCGAAGAACGTGATGTCCTTGCCGTCCTGCCCCGTCGAAGTCCACGTCAGCGCAGCGCCCGTCGAAGTGCAGACGTTTTGCTTCGCGCCAGTCGTGTAAATGGCCGGCGAGAACGTGATGTCCGCATCGCCCGACGACGGATTCGCCACCGACACCACCACGAACTGCTGCAGGTGGCTGTAGGCTTGCTTGGTTTCCGGGTGGCAGGCGTAAACGCCCTCCCACTCGAACACCATGCCCGGCAACAGATTCGCCGCCGTGGTGAAGCCGTCCATGTGGACGACGGTCGCGCCTTGGACGAAGTTCGTCTCGGCCTGCTCATCGATCTCACCGGCAACGTCGGCCGGATTGGCAACGGACCAGGTGCGCTCATTCTCGTAGAAGTCCGCCATCGCTGACCGCGCGATGAAGCCTTCCGTGAACGCCTTGGTGACTTGGTTCGAGGGCAGGAACAGCCCCTTGATACCGTTCGACACGCTCGCCATCGTCACTGAGTCGAGTTGGATCGAACGATTGTCGGACGGCGCCAGACCTTGATTGATCTTGGCCCGCGCCTTGCCCAGCGCCGACGTGTCCGAGAAGCCGGACGTGACCGTGCCGACGATGGTGCCCGCCGTACCGGCCGTGTTGAACGTGTCCTTCGTGGCCTGCACTAGACACTCGCCGTCGATCTTCGACATCAACACCGACACCGCCGGGCGGATGTATTCGGCCGACAGCTTGTCGATGTCCAGGGCTAGTTCGGCACTGTTGAAACGCATGTCGACGTGGTACTGCGATGCCATCGTGATCGACTGCGTGGTGCTGTCCTGATCCTGCACTTCCATGACGCGGCTGCCCGTCGTCACGCTGTACTGGTTCGGGTTCTTGATGCGCAGCGCCGAGCCGATCTTGCCACCCGTCTTGGCGTAGTAATCGTCGTAGCTGCGGTTGATGGAGCCGATGAAGCTCGCCTTTTCGTGGGCGATCATCAGCGCTTCCTTCGCCACCATGTTGATGGTTACATTGGCATTGCTCATTGCGGTCCTTTAGGTCCGATCAACGAACACCCTTGCGGCGCATCTTCACGTAATCCGCGTAACTCGCCGTTGCCAGCGATGGGGTGCTAGTTGACTTGCTGCCGACCGGGGTGCCCGGCGGCGGCGCTTGGGAGATTTGCGGGGACCGTTGCATCAACGCTGCGGAAATCTGACCGACGAAAGCGGCTTGCTGGAAGGGGCGCATGTTGTGCATCGCCTCTGCCAACGACGGGTCTTTCCCAATCGCGTACAACACCGCCGGACTGTTCGGCAGTTCCATGATTGCTTCGCTCGCCGGCCCCGGAATCTCTACGTCGGGCCGATCGGTTACGTCCGCGAAATCGGGGACGTGCTTGGCAAACTCGGTATTGCGTTGCGCGTGTTGGGTAATCAGCGAGGTTTGCTGTTGCTCCCGCTGCGACCGCTCCAAGAGTTGCGCCAATTCGCGCACCTGCTTCTCATTGGCCTGCCGTGCCTTTGTCTCTACTCGCCAATCAACGCGGGCGTCTTCGTATGCCTCCCACGTGTCGAAATCTTCCCGACGTGGGGCTTTGTCCGTGTTGTCAACGACCGGCGTTTGCTGGGGCGTGCCCTT